AGCCGTGGTTGCTGGCACAGTAACCACAGCAGCACAGGGCAATATCACCAGTGTTGGTACATTGACCGGCTTGACTATTAACAACGCGACCACTGCTATAACCAACGGCGCGGCTAATGCTACAGGTAATATTGGATCCTCAACTACATTCTTCAACAGATTGTTTGCTCAAGCAACCACAGCACTTTACGCTGACTTGGCAGAGATGTATGCCACAGATGCCGAATACGAGCCAGGCACTGTGTTGGTGTTTGGTGGCAATCAAGAAGTTACCATAAGCACAGTCGCACACGATCACAGGGTGGCTGGTGTGGTATCTACCAATCCAGCACACATAATGAACGCTGGACTGCAATCAGAACACACTGTAGAAGTGGCACTGGTTGGTCGTGTACCGGTCAGCGTTATCGGTAACATCTCAGCAGGTGATCGAGTTGTGACCAGCAACCGAGCAGGTGTAGCAGAAGCCTTGGATATCACACGCTATCAACCTGGTGTGATAATTGGCAAAGCAGTACAAGGCCATACAGGCAATGAAGTTGGCGTGATCGAAGTTGTGGTAGGCAGATTGTAATAATCTAGCTTGCCGCGGGTTGGCATAAATGTTAGTATGACATTGAGCCAACAGATCTACCAAAATGGCCTGACCAAACCCGTGATCGCCGCGGGTGGATCCATACATCCTCTCATCATTCCAGCCGCTCTTACCAACGGAACTGGCTTGATGAATCCCAGCATCTTCATCGACGAGGATCGGATCTTGGTAAATCTGCGCCACGTGAATTACACACTTTGGCACAGCGAAAACAAAAAGTTTGAACACAGATACGGTCCGTTACAATATCTACATCCGGAAAACGATCACCATCTACGCACTTGGAACTACTTGCTCACGATGAATCCGGATATGACCATAGCCACCACACAGGCTATAGATACATCTGCTCATGATGTGAAACCAATCTGGACATTCGTGGGATTGGAAGATGCCAGGATACAACGCTGGGACAACCGACTCTGGATCACCGGTGTGCGTAGAGATACCACCACAAACGGTCAAGGCCGCATGGAACTGAGTGAACTTGAGATCACCAACACTGGTGTGCGAGAGATCCTACGTCGACGGATACCTGCGCCTGGCGCCGACAATACCTATTGCGAAAAAAACTGGATGCCGGTGCTGGATCAACCTTACACTTATGTGAAATGGTCTAACCCTACAGAAGTAGTAAAGTACGACCTTGAAACCGGCACCACCACAACTGTGCATCTTGATCCAAGTCAATTCATCCCTGGAGTTCCGGACTTCCGCGGCGGTAGTCAAGTGATACCCTACGGCGATAACTACATAGCTTTGGTCCACGAAGTGAACTTGTTCAAGAGCGAAGCTGGTGAAAAAGATGCTACCTATAAACACCGATTCCTCATGTGGGATCGAGACTGGAACATGCTGGCATACACTGATGCATTCAGTCTCATGAAAGCAGATATTGAATTCTGCACCGGTGCTGCCTGGTATAAAAACGAACTGCTGCTGACCTTTGGATTTCAAGACAATGCTGCATTCATATTAAAAATGCCACGAGCATGTGTGGATCAGTTCTTGGCCCAAGCAAACCACATTCCTCGAGTTCCTACTATGACCACAGAAGATGGTGCGGAACATGAGTTTGATTGGGGCGTAGCAGCTAATAATGCATGGTTCCATAACACAGTGAAAAAAGAAATCTTTGCTGATGACACATATCAAAGATTTTTTAAAATAAAGCCAGGTGATGTGGTAGTAGACATCGGCGCCAGTGCCGGTCCTTTTGTGTGGAGCATCGTGCCACAACAGCCCAGCAGAGTAATCTGTCTCGAGCCACATCGAGACCTATATCGCACACTGGTAAAGAATGTCAGCTATACCGGACTGGATGTCACCACCATAAACCGGGCATTGGGCCATTCAGATGGCTTGAACTATCTAGCAGGCCTCTACGACGAAACCAAACAAGCACACAGCGATGGCACAGATGGTGTGATGTTAGACACTATCAAGTTCAGCACACTGGTACAACAACAAAATCTCACACATATAGATTTTCTCAAGATGGATTGTGAAGGTGGTGAATACGATCTGTTTACAGATGAAAATCACGATTGGATACATGACAATGTGCGTAAGATAGCCATGGAGATACATTTAAACACTCCTGAACAAAAAAACAAGTTCCGTAAACTTAGAGACACATACCTACGCGAGTTTACAAACTTCCAAATACTCAGCATTGACTATGTGGATATCAAGTGGTCGTTGTTTGAAGATTGGTTTGTTGATCACTATGCCGCTTGTATGCTGTACATTGACAATACCATATCGCCACGCAACAAGAAAAAATGGCAGCACTATCCTGCACCTACCCTGGAGATAACAACTATCATTCCAGAAAAAGGCTGTGTGGTTGATTGCGTGTTCTGTCCACAACGCACACTAGAAGAAGTGTACAAAGGCAACCGGATCATGTCATTAGAGGATTACAAGAGCATGATCGACAAGGTATCCACAGATGTGCGTATTACTTTTGCCGGATTCACAGAACCTTGGATGAACAAATACTGTACAGAAATGGTTCTATATGCACATGATCAAGGCCATCCTGTGAGCATTTTTACCACAGGTGTAGGTGTGAGTGTGGAAGATATGGAAGCCATAGCACATATACCATTTGCTGGCAATCCCAATGGCGGTTTTGTGCTGCACCTGCCTGACGCAGAAATGTTAGCACGCCACCCAATCACTCCGGGCTATATCAAAACTCTAGAATGGTTCCGAGACAATAATCACAGGATCAAGAACTTTTCTAAAATGAGCATGGGTAGCGAACTACATCCTAGCATCCGGCATATATTTGACTCTGCACCCAGCTATGCCATGTGGAGCAGAGCCGGCAACCTGTTCCGCGAAGCAGTGGCTAAACCACAGTTGATCACCTTGAGAGATCGATGGAATGCTATCACACATGAAGGACCAAAGACCTGCGGTTGTGTGGAGGGCCTATATCACAATGTGTTGTTGCCCAACGGCGATGTGAGCCTGTGCTGTATGGATTATGGATTAGATCATATCATTGGCAACCTGCATGAACAGACATACGAAGATGTGATTCCAGAAGATCAGACCTGCTTCACACTGTGTAACTCTTGTGAAAATGCCACAGATCCAAAAGTCATAACCTTTGTAAAGTAACATGAAATATCTACATCCGTACATTGAAAACTCTGAAGATCCCACTATCAACTGCTTGCTAGGGCAGGAATATGAAAACATAGGGCAGACTGGTGCGGCAGTGAGTTTCTATCTACGCACAGCAGAACGCAGTACCACTGACCAACAGCAATACGAAGCACTCATGCGATGCTGTATCTGTTTGGAAAAGCAAAAAACTCGAGACGACACTGAAAAAGGTCTGCTGCTCAAAGCCATCGCATTGATCTCGGACCGTCCGGAAGCATATTTCTTGTTGAGTAGATTGCATGAAAAAAGAAAAGAATGGCAAGAAAGCTACACTACAGCAGTGTTAGGATTGACCTATGGCAACTTTGACCGCGCAGCAATGATTACTGATCAGTATCCAGGCTATTGCGGATTGTTATTCCAGAAAGGTGTAGCAAGCTGGCATGTGGGTCTTACTGAACAAAGCCGTCAGATCATGGTGCATCTCAAAGAGAACTTTGTTTTACATCAGATATACAAAGACGCTATTGATCACAACTTGAAGATCTGCGGATTACCTAAATCTCCGTTATTAGAAACAAAGTCAGCACCTGCTGTACATATATCACGCAACCAGTCTGATCTGTTTAGTTCACAACCCAAACCAGGTGTGTGGATTGTAGATAACTTCTATCAAGATCCTGACGCTATTAGAAAGTTTGCTTTGGAACAAGAATACGACCAAGGTGGCATTGGTCGTTATTACATAGGCAATCGAACCAAACAGCAGTTCTTGTTTCCAGGATTGAAGGAAGAATTCGAATACATCATGAATCGTAAGATTGAGAAGTGGGAAGAGCATGGCATGAACGGCCGTTTCCAAACATGCAAAGAAGGTGAACCTTTAGTTTATCACTGTGATCCACAACGGTGGGCCGGCATGCTGTATCTCACACCCAACGCACCATATCAATCTGGCACATCTACCCATGCATTGAAAGGCACTGATGTACGGCATCTCAGTCATGCGGATATACAAAAATGTTTCAGACCAGGCAGTCAAAACTTAGACAGAACTATATTTGAGCCTGTGGATACATTTGGCAACGTATACAATCGTTTGGTGATCTTCAATGCCGGATACTTACATTCGGCTACAGATTATTTTGGATACAACGACGAAAACTGTCGACTGTGGCAGATGTTCTTCTTTGACTAGACGCAGGTAATTTCTAGGCTTGCTATCTTCTTTTGGATAGCATCTAGATTCACGGTATTCCACAGCCCAGGATGCAACGGTCTTGGCAACCTTCCACTTTGTACCCAAGCATAGCCCACATGTTCGTGATTGAGTTCCGGAATAAATTCATGCTCCACTCTACACCAGAATGTATGATATTCAAATCCGCCATCAGGTGAAGTGAATTTTTCAATAGGTATCAATTGCTGATAGTCGGGCATGCTGCCTAGTTCTTCAGAACATTCTCGTTCCACAGCAGTGATCAATGTTTCTGTAGGTTCTACTTTGCCACCAGCAAGTCCCCAGGTGTCGGGGTATTTGGAGTCATTACGTAACAGATACAGATAGCAGCGAGTCTTTACACAATAGAACCAGACGCCTACTGCTTTTACAACACAAGAGTCCATTCGCCTCCGGCATAGAAACCATCGATACTTTTGGCCCATTTGGTACCGTCCCAATAGTATTGTATTCCTGTATTGATATTAAAAACGTATTGTGCATCTTGGCTGGCAAGACTGTTAAATGTCACTACCCAACGAGCGCCATCATATTCAACGATGTCATTAACACCAGCGATAAGTGGTTGCCCGTAAGTTCCTAGCCAAGCTGTCGGGTTGGTAGGATTAGCAGGATCACCGGTGCTTTCGGTCAGTAGATATCTCTGTCCGATTGCACTAGCAGGCAGTCCTTGATCGGGTCCTGTAAGCAATGGGTTAACTATTGAATCTACAGGATCTAAAGTATTTTGTGGTGCAGTGTCAAGGTTGATGTTGAATATTAACAATCGATCATCGGCAGGATTTACAGCAATAGTGCCAATGATGGGACTATCAGGAGTCCACGGGTTTTCTAATGTGATGTAACTGATACCTGGACGTAGTACGCCATATGCACCAATCACGCTAGGCCAAGTAATCTGTGGATTTTCCGTGATAGGAAACGTAAATGTATCTAAATTTAATCGAGTAGGATTATCAGGTTGTGATGGTTGCAACACTTGTAGTTGCCCATCTAACAGCACAACCTGATAACCCCAAGGAGTGACCTTGACTCTGGTACCCAACAACAAATCATTGTCAGTGATAGCATTCACAGCATCACCTTGTGCATCAAAAATATTAGCGATCACACGCTCTACTACCCCTAGCTTTTTAACCTTGGCTGGAGATGAAATCCAGATAGGCATGCTGAACGTCATGGTCATGACGTCTATAGGATCGCCGGTGCCGACAGGAATAGTTTTATTTGACCATCGCACTTCGTCAAGACTGCATACACTGAGACTGGTCCAATCGATATAGTTGTCTGTGGCTTGTATCTCTAATGAAGGATTGAACAAGGTGGCAATCTGCTCGAACAACTGCATCTTTTGATTGGTGTTACTGGTCCAAATATCTAGATCCACAGTGAGTTTGTATGGCACCGGCATGAGCCTTTCAATTTGGAATGCATTACCCTGTGTGGTTTCATAGCTCTCTGTAGCAGGATCCCAGGTGCGTTGGCGCACAAACATCTTGCTCACGTGATATGGATCTTGCATCCTGTCTCTATCGTAAGTCATACCGGTGATATGAAAAGTCATCAATGGTGTGGCGTTTAAACTGTTGGCTGAGTTCTGATTCAGTATGGTCTGTGCATTTCTACTGGCATCACCATAGCGTATGGGCACACGAATTAAGTCGTTGGTGCCTTGTTCGTTGCGTCCGTATTCAACTTCAAACAAGCTGAACATGCGTGTGAATTGCAGCAGATAGCGACGGATTTGTTCGTCGTAAAAAAATAATTGCATAGTTAGCTGCTCTTCTGGTAAGGTTGTGTAGGCGGATACGGGTTAGGCGGAAGATTACCACCTTGATCACCATTGGCCAAGTCAGGAACAAGAGCTTCACTCAAGCTCTGGCGGCTAGGTATATTGCCAAGATCTGTAGTATTCACTGTGTATGTATTGTTAACGAAGCTGCTGCGTAAAGTATCGTTGGTCGACCCCGGAGTGAGGTCGGTTCGAACCTTGCTTTCAATCTTGATCCAAGCTGTGCCGTTGAAACGGAACAGGCGATTGGGAAAGTAATCCAACCGCAATGCAAACTGCCCAGCAATAGGGCTAGGTGGAAAATTAACTCCGGCTGTGACCGGCAAGCCGTTGGGTGGAACGCCATCTCCGGTCAAGTAACCTGCTGTGTATCCGTCGCCTCTGGGCGTGATACCTTGATTGGCCACTGTGCGGCTGGCATCTGTGATTGTATAGTCCGCGGTGTATGTGGCAGATTCGGGATTAGCCGGAGAGCCATCTGGGTTGGTAGCAACTACATAAAACTTCACAACATCAAATCCTGATGTAGGCACTTCAACTTCAGCCTGTGCCAAGATAGCATCGTTGATCTCCAAGTTTCTCGGTCGTGTGCTTTGTTGATCTTCAATAGTGGTAGGATTGGTAACCAAGGTCCAATATTGTGTATTGTTGATATCTGTGCCCGGCGGCACGTTACCTTTTGATGTGTAGTAAGTATCGCCCGAAAGCACTGTGACACCGCCTGGATAAAAATTGCCCGGATCCCAGATGTTGATGGGTTCAAAAGGCTGTTTAGTAATTTCATTGAATTCTTGACTGTTGACCATGGGCGTGGCTTTCACCCGCCACAAGTGAGGCAACCAAGTTTGGCTAAAACCTTCGGCAGCAAAAGAGGCATCCTGTACCACATACCATTTTGGCAATGCTCTAGGTATAGCACTATCTAATGGATTATAGTCTCGGAGATTAGGCAGTTCAAACACATCGCCGTTCATGAGTTTACGCCCTATGGTGTCTATCATGTTGTTGTAGTGGAATGTGATGAACAAGGTATCGTTGTTCAGGAACAGGCCAAATTGGGTAAGATCAAAGTCAAGATCCTGCTGGCGATAAATGCCCCGCATCACATACACATCGTTGT